TGTCCTCTATGGCCTTATCGCCCATATCAGCGGTAGGGTAATAAACACATGACTAATCGTAGGGCGTTGTAGCGAGTCTTTTTACAACATAGCGCATGGTTTTTATGGAAAAAAGCAAAAAACAGTTTAAAATTGATTTTCTTCCGAAGCAGTTGGCGGCGTGTCAGGCCGCTGATACCCACAAATACACCCTGTTTGGTGGATCACGAGGATGCTCCAAGTCTTTTTGGATCCGCTGGTACTTGCTGGAATACCTGTTGCGGTGCCGGGATCAAGGTATCAATGGAGTTCATGTCGGCCTGTTCTGCGAGGACTATGTCTCGCTGACCGACCGGCAGATCAGCAAGATTGTAACGGAGTTTCCAAAAGAGCTTGGTGAGGTTCGGAAGTCCACGACAGAAGGATTGGGGTTTCACTTCCGCGATGGAAATGGGTTTCTCGCACTACGGAATCTTGACGATCCGTCGAGGTATCAAAGCGCAGAATTCGCCGTAATTGGCGTGGATGAATTGGTAAAAAATCCATTGAGCACATTCAATATTCTGCGAGGATCGCTCCGTTGGCCGGGAATACCGGACCCGAAGTTTATTGCTACGGCAAATCCGGGAGGTATTGGGCATGTCTGGGTTCGGTCTTACTGGATTGACCGTGCATATCCGAAAGAACTTCAGCCCGAAGCGGATCAGTTTATATTTGTGCCAGCCTTACCTTCTGACAATCCGCATTTACCGAAGTCCTACTGGGACATGCTTAACACCCTTCCCGAGCCTCTTCGGCTTGCGTGGAAGGAAGGCCGGTGGGACGTATTCACAGAGCAGGCGTTCGCTTTTAACCCGGCGGTCCACGTCATCCAGCCGTTGCCGGTGCCGGCCAATGCGCCGCTTTATATGACGTTTGACTGGGGCTTTGGCAAACCGTACGCCGCGGAATGGTTCTGGGTGGACCAGGACGGCCGGCTGTATCTGTTTTCCGAGCTTTACGGCGCCATGCCGGGTGGTATGGATGTCGGCCTGCGCCAGACTGACGCCGAGATTGCCGAGCGGATAGTGGCGCACGAGAAGCGCGAGGGGATAAGCGGCCGGTTTATCACGCGGTTGTGCGATCCGACCTGCTTCAACCGCAAGCCGGATTACCGCGGGGGTGGCCAAGGACCGTCCACGGCCGAGGTATTTGCTCAGGCGGGGTTACAGATGGCGCCAGGCGATGCCAACCGCAAGCTCAAGTTCAGACAATTACATCAGCGATTGCGGGTGATGCCGGGTCAGATGCCAATGTTCGTCGTGTATAACTCCTGTAGCGACTTCATCCGGACCGTTCAACTCATGCAAGTGGATCCGCATGACACCGAGGAAATTGATAGTCGTCTTGAGGACCACGCGGTTGATTCCGTTTGTCACGCGGTGATGGCCAGGCCCATCGGCGCGTCGGCGTCCGGACCGTCTCCGGTAAAGGTCGGAACGCTGGAGGATTCAGATATATGATTACACCGCCAACTCAATCTACGTATCAATCGGATAGAAAGACAACTATTCTGCGATTTGAGAATGATGACAGTCATCCTATGACGGGCGAATACTATTGCCGCGGTGGCATCTGCTGGCCTGTAGTGCCGAGGACGGGCGCCGGTGGAATCGCCATTGGTCATGCTGTCATGGTCGGATTTAACCTGCAAACGAAGTGCTACACGGTGTTTGAGGACGTAGAGTTTCGGTGCATTGATCCGATATTGGAGAATGGGCGCATGACGTTTGAGGGGATTGCCAACTGGTTAAATAACTGTTGGGCGCGATATTTTTGCCATTACTTTTATTACAATGCTCCGGAACTTGTCCACAGAACATACTTGATGCAAGTCTTGAGGTCGGAGATGGTGTCTCCCAAACCGGCGTTTATCGAGATTCCCTGGCAATCTGACGACCAGGTGTTGCCGGTATTTTGGAGTCTGATTAACACCAAACGGCTCAAGCAATCGTCAGCAGCGATAAAGGATCAAGCCCGTCAATGCCAGGGCGCGTTGGGCTCCGTGGAGTTGGCGCTATACCCGGCCGTGTATGCGCTGACGTGTGCGCTGGTGGCGATGGAACGGTGGCCATGGAGGGAGAGGACATGAGTAAGTTTTCTCCAATGGGATCATATAAGGGCGCAGGATTTGGACATATAGGACGGATCGGGCGTATTGAGTCGTTTTACGTTGTGAAAGGGAAAGACATGAAACCGAAGCGTGTGTATCGCAAGCGACAGTGGACCAGGCAGGCGGCGAGGAAGTTTGCCAAGGTAGCGAAACGATGGGCAAGGAAGAAACCGAAGTGGCATAAGTCTTTGTCTAACGTCGCTGATCTTGCCAGTGCTTATGCCATAGGCAAGATGCTACAAGTCCGTCTGCTCAACTCCGTCGGCGTCGAGATCGGCTGGCGCGATGAGCCCAACCCGTTCAAGTGGATAAACGAGATGCCGGATGCGTTGAGGGTTAAACCAAAGGAAAAAAAACCATGCTCACACTGACGCCCGCCGAGAAACAGTCCATAGCGCACATGATAGCCGCGGCGATATTTGCCAAGGGAGCCAAGTGTCCGAAGTGCCTGGGCGATAAACCCGCCATCGAGATCAACTTCAAAACATGGGTGGTAATCGTGTCGTGCCCGTGCGGATACCGGACGGCCGATAAGATGGGCGATATTGAAGGCATCGAGAAACAAATCGTCAGTCAGCGCGAAGTCTCCCAACAGCAGAATGCCATACACAAGGTCATTGGGGGAGTGCTTGAGGAAGAGGCGCAGAAGATTATCAACGAGCCGCCAAAGAAGTGAGGTTGTCATGAAGCGTAAGTCTAAAACCAGTATATCAGAAATGGTATCTCCCAAACAAACTCTCGGACTGGAACGCAAACCAGATAGTCAGATCGTATGTGTTCCAACCCGCAAGCAGTTAAAGAAGTGGCTGAAGTTTCTTAACGAGCCCGTGGATACTGGCGGGTGCCATTGTCCTAAGTGCGGGCATAAACTTCTGCGATTACTATTGAGGTGTCAATGAGCGATCCCTTTGCAACTCGCTTCCATCCTACCAGCCGCAAACTGGACTGGCTCGTGCGCCATCACTGGAAGGACATGACGCCGTACGAGAAGGCGTTTTGCAAGAATGTTTATTCGATGGAGAGGCGGACGCCGGGACAGCATGTGTTTGCGGGAAGGTTGTACAAGCGGTATAACAGGATGAGCTCTGATGTTAAAAACAATCAGTTGCGTATGCTTGTTGATTATGTTGAGCGGCGTGGTAATAAAATTGGTTCTTGACAAGTGCTTGTTTTTTTGGTATTAGGCGAAGTTGTAAGAGTAAAATTGCGCCTACAGAACTGATCGGGGGTAATCATGGCAAGCCCAAGCGGCCGGAACGGTTTGAGCGATTTCGTGATAAAGACCTACCAACAGTGGCAGGAGAATAGAAGGCCATTACAGGATAAGTGGAATGAGAATGATAGCGCGTTTCGCGGTTCCAGCGAGCAATTCTGGGACGCAAATTATAAAGGCGAAGGTGGCCGCGAGTACGATAACGTCGGCGCCCGCCGCGTAGGCCGTGGCAACTGGAAGTCCGGCGAAGGCAAAGGCTGGCGATCCAACACCTTCATCAACATCACCAAGCAGAAGATCATGTCGGCCTACTCGCTTGTGATTGATATGCAGTTGGCCGGGTCCAAGATTCCCTTCATGCTGAAACCTTCCCCGTGGGATGATGTGCGTCAAAGTCAGATGCAACTCCAGGATGCCGAGCAGGAGAAGAAAGACATTGAAGACATGCGGAAGTTGATAGAACAACAGCTTCTGGATTGTAACGCCAACCGGTCGCTAATGCGGAACGTCCTGTGCGCGGCCAAGTATGGCGAGACCATTGCCAAGCAGGTCGTCATTAACATCGAGCGCCAGCGGTGGCAGTCAAGCGTCGCGGTTCCTGGTGCTCCTGAGCAATACAAGACTTTCGATCCCATTCTTGAGCAAGGATTACAACCCGGTTGGGAATATGTAAGCCTGTGGGATTTTTTCCGTGACCTCGAGAACGACGATCTCCAAGCCTCTGCCGGTTGTATCCACCGCCAGTTAGTTGCGCCATTCTGGCTCAGGCAGAAAAAGGATAGGCCGTTATATCTGAATGAGAAGATTGATAACGCCCTGTCCTTGGCACAGCGTAGTGGCACAAGCGCGGACCAACCCGAACAGGATCCTCTAAGCCTTCCACCGGCCTTGCGGTATGTGAAGAACCGGCAGAACACCTTGCTCTATCTTGAGTTTTGGGGACGTGTGCCGCGTGAGACTGCCGAGGCATTTGAGGAAGAACTATTCAAGGGAGAGGACGTGCCGGCCGTGGCTTACGATGCAACGAATGACGAAGGCAACGAAGTCGAGTGCATGGTGTGTGTGGCCGGCGACGAAGTGGTGCGTTATGCCCGAACCGATGCCAAGGAGCGACCATTCCGCCGTGGTGTGTGGGAAGACTCCCTTGACGATCTTGGTGCCATCGGGGTAGCCGATAATGCGGCCAATAGCCAGTTTGTTTTGAATGGAGCAGTCCGAGCATTTGAAGACAACAAGAAACTTTCGGCTAACGTGATACTCGCAGTCAAGCGCCGATTCATGGAACAAGACTTCAAGGAGACCAAGACCGGCATGGTGCTGGAGATTTCCGAGGACTGTGACGATGCACGTAAAGCGGTTATGCCGATTGTGATACCGGATGTGGGGCAGAGTTTGATTACACTGATTGAGTTGATGGAAAAGGAATGCGATTCTGACACGCTCATACCAAAAATCGTGCAAGGGCAAGACGTGAAACAGCCCGCTATGCGTGCGTTCATAGCTGCGCAACAAGTCGAACAGGCTGGAAAATATATCGGTTCTGTCATTCGAAACTTTGATGAAGGCTTGATCGAGCCTATGGTCGAAAAATTTTATTCCTACAACATGTTGGACCCGGAACAGAAAACCGGAAAAGGAAGCTACATAGTAAAAGCGTTGGGGTTCAGTTCGTTTCAGGACAGAGTAGAACGTATTGCCCGTCTGCAACAGATGCTTACGATGATACTTTCAAGTCCTGAATTGATGAAGGAATGTAAGTTGCACTTTTTTGTTGATGAACTGGCTAAAGCTCTTGATATGGATCCTGAGCAAATTCTTAAAAGCGATGCTGAAAAGATGGCGGAAGCACAGCAGGCCGCGTCCGCTCCTCCCGATCCCTTGCGCGAAGCTCAAACCAAAAAGTTTTCTGCTGAGGCTGATAGGGCGGAAGCTCAAGCTCAACTATCTGCGGCCAGCATAGGCCATAAAGATGATGCTCTAAAGATTGAAAGGGCAAAAACTATTCACGCTATGGAAACCAAGTCACACCCTGCTTCTGCTGCAAAGGAACAATGAGCATTTGTGGTATATACGGATTTAAGAATACTACCAACGGCAAGTGGTATATCGGGCAGAGCGTGGATATTGGTGTGCGAAAGCGTGGACATCTTTCTAAATTAAGAGGCAACAATCACGTCAATGCTCATCTGCAAGCTGCGTTCCATAAATATGGAGAAGACAATCTTGAGTTTCGTGTTTTAGAGGAAACGCAAGAAGGACTATTGGATATTCAGGAACGTCTTTGGATTATTCATTATAAAAGCGATCAACCGGAGTTTGGTTACAATCTAAGAATGGGTGGAAATATCGGGCATCATCCATCAGAAGAAACGAGGCGCAAGTCATCTTTATCACACAAAGGCAAATCTCCTTCGGCGGAATCACGTCTCAAACTTTCTGTCGCCCTTATGGGCAGACCATCTCCAATGAAGGGTAGGCATCAGTCCGAGGAAGCACGACGCAAAATAGCAGAAGGTCATAGAGGAAAGCCTAAACTATGGCTACGAGGTAGGCATCAATCTGACGAAACGAAGAAGAAAAGAGCCGATGCACTTAGAGGCCAGCATCGTTCCGAAGAATCGCGACAAAGAATGCGTGTAGCCGCAAAACTTAGATGTAAAAATAACGCTTGACATTGGAGCTACAAAATGGTATTAGGCGAAATTGAGGAGCCAGATTATAGTGAAACTAAAGCCGCAACTTAACGACGACGAGATTATTGCGCTGGCCAAACTGAATGAAGTCGGTGCCGGTGCGGCGTTAATAAAATTACTGGAAGAGGAGGTAAAAAAACGCAGGCAGGACTTGGAAGAAAGCCCGCATATTGATTGCGTTGATTGCAAGCGTGATTTTCGGTATGCTGTAGGATTTATAGCAGGGCTAAAATTTGTTACTCAATCGCAACGTATTGCTCGTGAAATGATCTCAAACGAACCAAAAGAAGGGGAATAACCATGAAACGCTTTTTAATTTCTGCCGCCGCTCTTGTTCTGTGTGCCTTGCCACTGATGGCACTGAATGTTCCGCAAGATCAAAATTTTAGCGGCGCTATTAATTTTGACAAAGGATGTCTCTGGTCCATCCAAGGAACCAAGGTGACGGCAACGGCCACGCAACTCAACTCGGCGGGAGCTAAGGCTTCGCTCGCAACGACCAACGTGACGGTGCAGACGGTAACGGTTTCCAATGTGACGGGTGTTGCCAGCGCGACATTCACGCCCACGTTAGTGACCAACTCCATTGTTTACCTGAACTCCAGTACGAACCTGGTGACAAACACTTTTACGTATGTGTCTGCTGGAACGATCGCCGTGACGCTGACGGCAAGCCCGGTGTCGGTTGCGACCAACGTCGTGAACCAGCGGTGATTTTATGGGCCCTGATGAAAAAAACTGGGGAGTAAAGATCGCGGAACAGCAGGCGGATGCCGCCGACGAGTCGTGCGAATGCGGCGAGTCCGGTGACTGTGACGATGGTGGCGATGATGATAGTGACGATGATTAAATTTTGATGCCCTGATAGAGCACCCAGAGCGAGAGGTTTAATGCCTCTTAGGCCAGAGGAGCCACGGGCCAACGAGCGAAAGCTCAAGTAGCCAGTCAGGGCAGAATATAAACAAAGAGTCCGGCCGGCCAGCTGGATTCGACAATAGTTCGAGAGAGGGCGCTTTTACGGGCGTAAACCTGTAGAGCGCCCTCTTTCTTTGTACCGATAGTCAGTAAAGCCAAATAAAGAAAGGGGGCCAATATGCCCGAAGACAATGAAAGCGGAGTTGAAGACCAGATGGCCGACAAGGATTTTGGCGGAGGTTTTGAAACGGAGCCAGCGCCGGGTGGTCAAGTTGGTGCGGAGACGGCCAAGGAAGAGCAACCGAAAGCGGATGCAGGAACCGAGAATCGGGATGTGGCGCCAGTGAAGGCGGATGGCGCTAAGACCGAGGTGAAACCGAAAGAGGATGCCAAGGCCAAGGAAGTAGTAAAGCCAGAACCAACTGCCCAGGAACGGATGGAGACTCGGGCGACGGAGACGGCTAAGCCGAAGGAAACTGATGGCGCTATCGCAAAGCCAGCGGAAGAGCAACGGCCGGCGGCAGTTGAAAAGCCGAAGGAAACTTCGGTATCGGCAAAGGACGCTGGCAATTCGATTGAAGCGGCATTGGCGGCGGCTGCTGACCGCAAGATTACGGTGGATGGCAAGGATACGCCGCTTGGCGAGTTTGCCAAGGAGTATCCAGAAGTAGTGCAGGCCGCGGCGATATTGGCGGACACTATTGCCAAACAGACGGTAGAGCAGTTGATGAGTTCAGGGAAGTTTGTAACATCAGAAGCTTCCCAAGCGATGCAGGCGCAGATGGCGACGATGCAGTTCTGGAATGAAGTCCAGACATCTCATCCAGATGCGCGAGCGGTGACAGCGAGCCAAGGCTTTAAGGACTGGGTGGCGAAGTCGCCTCATGCGGAGTTGATGGCGAGGTCGCCGGATCCAAATGATGCCAAGTTAGTGTTGGATGCCTATAAGGAAGTTTTAGGTAAGACCGCCAAGGCGGAGAAGGATGCTGAAGCGGCAAAGGCCAAGGCCAAGCGGGATGATCTGCATGGCGATACTTTAAGGGGTGGTGGAAGATCGGCCCGGCAATCGAGCGAAGATTCGGAGGATTTCGATGCCGGATTTCAACGAGAAAAATAACGTGTGGCTCGAAGAGTACAAGACTCCGGCCATTTCAATAGAAGAAGGAAAGGAGGCCATATACAAGTGCCCGATATGTCTGCGTATTCTATTCAAAGGCAGTATCGCGCCAGTCAGCATTTTACAGGTTAGGTGCCGGAATTGTAGTGCATTTATCACGTACACGTTCATGTAGTCAAAACAATAAAGGGCCAGCGAGCCAAGTTAAAGCAAACAAATAACAGTTAGGTAAGGAGGTTCGTTATGCCCTCAAACATTTATGGAGACATCAGCCCTCGCACGGCTGGTTTCGCAGTTCGGAAGTTGCTGGAACGCGGTCAGTACCTTTTGGTGCTGGAGCGGTTTGGTCAGATTGATCCGCAAGGCCAGAACAAGACCAAGACCCGCAAATGGCGTCGGTACAATTCGTTGCAACGGGCAATCGCTCCGTTGGCGGAAGGCATCAGCCCGGCTGGGCAGCGTTTGACCTATACGGACGTTATCGCCACGTTGGAACAGTATGGCGATGTCGTGAAAGTGTCCGATGTCATTATCGATACGCATGAAGACCCCGTGCTTGACGAGACCGTCAAGATCATGGGTGAGCAGATGGCTGAAACCGTTGAAGTCGTGCGGTACAACATTGTCCGCGCCGGCACCAACGTATTCTATCCGTCTCCTGCGACGACTCGCGCTACGGTGGCTGGTCCTTGTGACCGCGCTACCCTGCGCTTGGTGTATCGCTCGTTCAAGCGCAACAAGGCCCGTGAGATCACCGAGATCATCAAAGCATCTCCGCTGATTTCCACCGAGCCCGTGCAGGCCGCGTTCTTCGCTCTGGCCAGCACCGACCTGGATGCCGACATTCGGAATATCACAGGCTTCGTTCCGACGCCTCAGTATTCCAATTCGGATAAGGCGCTTCCGGGCGAAATCGGCAAGGTTGAGAATATGCGGTTCATCTGTTCCGCGTTGTTCGAGCCCTGGCTGGCGGCTGCGACAAGCGAGAGTGGTTCAACATATCTGACAAACGGCGCCTCTGGCACCGGTTATCCGGATGTGTATCCGATTCTCGTCGTGGCGCGTGATGCGTATGCCATTGTTCCTCTGCAAGGCAAGAACGCGGCTTCAGTAGCGGTTGTGAATCCGAAACCGGTCATTGGCGATGAGCTTGGCCAGAACGGGTTTGCTTCGTGGAAGACCTATCAAACGGCGGCAATCCTTAACCAGATGTGGATGGCACGGATTGAAGTCGCTTGCACGGCGAATCCTGCGTGAGCAACGGAAAAGATTGACGAGCCCGGTGGAGGCTAAACTGAAGCCGGGCAAGTCAGCGAAGATAAAACGATAGTAGAAACATCAGATCGAGGAGGAAATGGTTATGAAGAAAATTTCAGGGTTTTTCAACGG